GCAGCCGCTTGAATTCAGCATCAAAAGTTTGCTTTTCAAATCGGCCACCATCAACTGGAAATTCAACAGTAACAGGCCAACTGTAGCTATCGGATTGAGCAAGAATAAATGCCATGTGGTTTAGGTGAATACAAGGGAAAGTTCGTCATTGCCTGTTGCTGTTGGTGTTGCAACATAAGGCAGGTTTAACATTTGAATGCCGTTCATATCGGCATAAGATGCATCAGCTAGATCTGATTGCGCCATTGTAAGCGTTGCTATGTTGCCAGCAGTAGTGCCATGCTGAACCGTAATGCTACCGGTAGTTGAGCCGGTGCTAACGGTAAAGTAGTTTTTAGCGGCCAGCAATACTGCTTCAATCTGCAATGTGCCCCCAGGCTTGCGGTCAGTAATGATAACTTCTTTAGTGCCGCCTACCAACTCACGATAAATAATTTCGTTAGCAAAATCAAGTTCAATTGATTGCAATGCGCCGGAATAGCTAAACGCAGAGAAGCTAGTGGTATTACCATTTTTAAATATTAATGGTGTTGCTTGGTTTTGATAGGTAGGTGCAGCAAGTGCCGTATCAGTTGGTGCGTTAAATACACCTGTCATTGTAAATGCAATTGTTGGTATTGCGCCTACAGTGCCGTTAAGGGTAAATGTACCGCGAGCGCCAGTTACAACATGGCGGATGCCGTCTTGGAAAAAGTATAAAGTAACAGAACTAAAGCTGGCGCTAACAGGCGCATAAGTAGCACTTGAACTTGCTGCTAAAGTTTCAGATAACCCACATGCTTTTAACACAGGGCCATAAGCTGGTGCTGTGCCTGCTGTGCCCGAACCAGCAAGCTCAACTTCAAAAGTTACCTGCACGCGGGTATTTGCTAGTAACTGATCGTAATTACCAAGATATGGCCGAATCAATTCACGCTGCACAATATCAGACTGCAACGGCACAATTTCTAAATTGCGCACCAATATGGCATTAGCGGCTCCTGTTGGTGTTGGGTCAGTGCCGTAGGTAACTTCAGCCTTGGCTAGAAGTAGCCTTTTGCGTGTCAGTAATGGCATCGGTCAGTTCCTCAGGTGCGGTGTTGGCGGTAGCCGGTGCCGTGCGCTCAATGAGCTTACGTTTGCCGGTTTTAGGATCAAGCAGGTAAGACCCGCCTTGGCCCCAATATTCATCCACTATCATAGCCATGGTTAGCTTGCAAGGTTACTAACCGATGTGCGGTATTGCACTCGGTAATCGCACATCACAACCCCAGCAGGTTGATCTGCTTCGACTATATCAAATGTAACCGCAATTGGTTGAATGTCAATTGCATAGCCTCCAAGCGTCAGGTCGGCCATTAACTTGCTATGCATATCCTGCACTGTTGCATCTGCCGCTTGGTCTGGTATCGCGCCGCGTACAATTACCGCTATACGTATAGTAAGGCTCCAATCCAACGTTGGCAAACTTGTGTTTTGCGCTGCCGTATCGGTAAGCGGTTCAACTACAATCGCAGGTGATTCGCCGCGTGTTAATGGTTCTACCCTGCTGCGATAAATCCTATTGCTAACGCCAGTAGTGCCTGTCAGTGCTGTACGGATGGCAGCAATAATTGTCTCGCGTTTGGTTGTCATGTTTTTTGCAATGCAATTTCAACAAAAGAACCATCATCTATCAACCTAGTCTCGCGCACGGTATAAGCAACAGATGCAACTGTAATAGCATTACCATATACTAAATTGCCAAAATCAGATGCACGTGCTGTCAACATATAATCAGTGCTTAATACCATATCATTTGCAATGATTTGTGATGGCATGTCAAGAATACCTAAACCGGTAACGGCGCCAGCAGTACAACTGACGCCGAAATCGTTTAGAAAACCAAGCAGGTTTTCAGTTATCGCCATTAGCCGTACTTCTTAAGACCGTAACCAACGCAAGTAACAGCACTAGATGCATTGCCGGTTTCAGCAGTACAGCTCAACCGTACATAACGCTTTAATGCGTCACGGTTTAATGTAAGCACTTCTTTATACGCAGCATTAGCAATGGCAGTAAATGAGCCACCGGTAGCTGCTGTATAAGCGCTGTTATCATCTGATTCTTCAATGCGAAAGGTCAGATCAGCGCTGGCGCCAGCAGCAGTGCCAAGCAAAATTACTTGGATGTCGCCGTCATAATCTTTAAGATCAACGCCAGTTTGGTTGCCTGTAGCTGTAATGGTCGTTGTAGCTAAAAGCGTAAAATGCTCTAGCTTTTCAAGTGTCTGTTGAAATAACATTGCGGGTTCTCCGTTTGGGTGGTTGGGGATCTGGTTCTGGATCTACAGCAATCGTAGCTGTAATTGCTTTGCCAATACCAATTAATAATTGAGCATCAGCATTGCTTGCCTCAACGGTGGAGCCAGCCCTTACGAGCTGGCCGCCTACCATCGTGGTCTTAGTGACCTGGATTAGCATCAGAGCGTATCAGCGCCGCGACAGAAGCCTTCAGGATGGCGAACAGCAAAGTCCACATCTTGTAGTGCTACCACACGTACAGTGCCGCTTGTGCTATGGGTGTAAGGATCAACAGTTAGATCCAACCCAGACCACATGCCCATGATCAATTGAGACCACACAGCAAAGAAAACATCGCCGCTAGCTACTTGGTTGCTAACAGCAGCGTTATAACCGTTAACAGTGCCGCCTGGTTCAAAAATAAACTGAGCGGTGCTTGATGCTTTTTCTGTGGTCTTCAGTGATCCACGCATTGATGCATTCATCAAATACGACATGGCGCCAATGTCTGCGTTATCAGCAGCAATTGCACTTTCCATGCTTACCACTTCAGCATATGTAGGCACTGCACCGGCAAAGTTAACTGTATTGATGCCGGTTGTTAGCTTGATGCCTAAAGGCTGGTTGGTATTACCCAAACCATACAAACCAACGCGGTCAATCTCAAGTGCCAATACAGTAGCTAGATCCTGACGGATCATTTGCTCTACATCAATGCTGGATTGCAGCATCAACTTACGGCTGTAATCAGTAAACGCACCACATGTCTTAGGTGACATGTTGACTTGATCAACAGTTTGGTTGCTTTCAGTAGGTGCGCCAGACTCAGCTACCCAGTAAGCAGTAGCAGCACCAGTTTGACGTGGGATTGCAACGTTACCGCTAAGGCCAGTCAACGATGCAACGCCAAGGCCAGCTAATGCTGAACGGTTGCGCAACAGCTCAATAAAGCTGCCGGGGCGAAAATCAACGCCAACCAAGTTACCAGCAGCAGACGCAGTGCCTACTACCAAGTCGCGACGCAATACATCATTAGGCACCATGATGCCTTGTGCTGTTTTGCCTGCTTTAGCAGCAGCAGCATCAGAACACTCGCGTTCAAATGCAGCAGCTTCTTGCATCCGGCGATCACTAGGATTAGCCAATGCATTGATCGCACGCTGGAAAGAAAACTCACGGCTTTCTTTTGCAGTAAGGCCGATGTCAGCAGCTTTTTCAGCTACTGGCTCTACCTTGGCGCCGATCTTATCTAGTACAGCAGCACGGGCTTCATCTAGGCTGCGGCCACTATCAATGAGTTGCCGAGCAGTGTCAGCCATGTTGTGCTTGTCGCATAATGCGGTGATTGCGGAAATCCGGCTGCGTTCGGCTTTAGTAGCCTCCTGCACCGCCGCAACGTCAGGCGTGTTGTCCATAATCTCCATGGTTTGAGGTTGTTGTTGTGGTTGAACGTCGAGCGAACGCCCAACGCCGACCGTTGGGTCTGCTGGTATGCTAACAACACTTATCTCATGTGCATTCCAATTGGTAGCAACAAAGCTATCTTCGCGATGTTCCATTTCGTTTATTTGATAGCCAAATGATACATTACGCAGCACTTTATCTTTTACATCACGCAATACCTCTTGCGCAAATGGATTCTGGCTAAACCGCACTGACACATACCCACGGCGGTCTTCATCATTAATCCAACCGCGCTCTACTACACCAATAACGCGATCTGGGTCATGGTTAAACAATAACGGTGCGCCATCATTTAAACGGCTTAGGTCAGCAGCGCCTGCATCATGGCTAAGCACTTCATTGCCAAAATAACGTGATACCGGATATTCAGAGCTAAATGGAAATTCCATTGTCCGCTCGTCATCAGCTAAAGCAAAAATTGCTGGCTGTGACCTGATCATCATTTCGTTGTCGTTAGTCATCGGAGTCATCCTCATCGGGTGGGGCGGTAGGCGGCACCTGGATGGCACCATCATCATCTACCTGTGTTGGGTCTGTATCAACCACAATACCCATTTCAGCTAATTTTTGCAGCTCCGCTTGACGTTGCAACAATAGCTCATCTAAGTCACCGCCTTGCTCAGCCACAATTTGGCCTAATGTTTTGAAGCCACACCTAACCGCATCCTTATACGCTGATACCTCTTTTACTGGATCAACCCATGCCCAGCCGCGTGGCATCCACCTAGCCATTTTAAATCTATTAGGTGCTTGCTCATAGCCTTGCAGTGATAAGGCCCCGCTTAATACCGCCATATCCATCCATATATCAAAAATACGCTGGTGGAAATTTTTGATCATCCAATCTTGTAGAATCCGCCAGTGGTCACGATCTTCAAGCAAACTTAACCGGCTAGAGCTGTAATTAGTTTGGCTAAAATCACGGCTTACCGTTTCATAGCTACAGCCAATACCAGCCGCCATTGCACGTAACATTGCGCGTAAAAATGGCTCAAACTGTCCATCTGGTGCATCTAGCTGCGGCACCGTTACAGTTTCACCCGGTTGCAAATACTTAAATACACCTGGCTCAAACTGGCTAACACGCTCGCCATCCATTACATCATCACCTTGCAGCTCGCCTTCTGGGCTAGTAACAAAACCCATCAAGCTGCTAGCTGCACGCGCACGGATTACCTCCGCCTCCTCATAGCCCTGCAAATGATGTAACCGCTGTATAGCAGATGCAAACCACGTAGCGCCACGTGTTTGGCCCGGGCGGTCCATGCGATATAAATGGATTACATCAGCCGCTAATACACGGTTATGACGTTGTGATGAAATCTGTTGGTTACTAAACTGATAGTCACCAGGGTGATATGCCAAAAAGTGATAAGCAATCGGGCGGCCCCAGCGGTCAACCTCAACGCCCATCCGTATCTCATTACCCTGCAAGCTACGGCCATTAAGGCCATCATCTAATTGATCAGCTTCTATTATCTCAAGCGCTAATGGTATTGGTGAACCGCTAAATGATTGCTTTACTAGCCGCACAAATACTTCACCGCTTTCTGCAATACTACGAATAAGTAACCTTTCAATATCACTAAAGCATAACTTACCGCCAGTATGGCAATACTCTGCATATGACCATTCATGCCATAATGATTCAATTGCATCATTGATAGGTTGATCTAATTTATTGCCACGCAACATCCGCACTTGTGACTGAAACGGTATACCCTGCCCGATTACATTGCCTTCAATAGCGCGTAATGCCTGCCTTGCGTAATCATTGTCACGGCATAATTGCCTAGCGCGATCACGTAGCTTTTGTGCTGAGCCATATACTTCACTATCAGCGCTTGTATTACCAGTTACCCAGTCAGCAGTAAGACGGCTAAATTTAGCGCCTTGATACATGCGTCTGCGTGGCTTTGTAGCGCCACTTTGCAACCAGCTAAAAATTGTAGAACGAATGCCCATTAGAAACGCACGAATAGATTGTGTGGGTTACCCAAGCCTTGCGCTTGGAGTGATGCCGCTTGCTCGCGCTTGACCTCAGCCTTTAGCTTACTTTCAAGTTGGATTAAATCAACCAAATCATATTTCTTTAAATTACGTGTGCCGATCCGATATTCCTGCACCACACCGCCAGATACAATCGCCCTGATCGCAGCCTTTACTGCATCTAAATCAATTTCCGCTTGGCTGCGGCCATCAAATGCACCAGGTGTGCTGGTATAACTCAACGCTGCCTGCACTTGCAATTGCCCAGCGCCTAACGTCAGCTTTTCCGTGCTATAAGTCGCAATCGCCTGCCAGTACCATTGCCCAGCATCAAAACCAGCACTGGTGCCAGTAGCAATCGTAAATTCCCACCCAGACCCAAAAGCTGTCCCAACAACTGTCGCCGCCTCAGCCGCTACATTCGCACGCAAATAATATGTCAACACCCATGTAGCGCTGGTAATCGCATTGCCAAACCCGTCCGCCGCCGCATCATCACGCCATTTAATGGTGTCTCCTGCCCTAACCTGTGCTGGAATGTTCACCAGTTACTAACAAAGGGTTTGCTTGATTTTAGCACCGCCTTGGCTTTTGGCTTGCTTTCTAGCCGCCGCTCTAATTGATCCCATATTGTTCGCCTGTCATATCGCTGATATAACCAGTTCAAACCGGCATACGCATATACCAAGCAATCCAACGCTTCATTACGCGCACCGGGTTTCTTTACCCATTCACGTACCGGGAACCCTTTTACATACTTCAACGCCTGCTTTTCTGCTGTTAATTGCTCAAAATATTCCGCTGGTGTGCCCATATGAAAATGCAACGCCTCATTATGTTTTAACCGCGCAAACAATGTTGTTTTTATGGTATCACCGCCAACTGGATATACTAATGCGCCACGCTTTAATTGTTGGCCCTTGCTATTAATGTCAACCTTAGCAGCCTTACCAATTGGCGCTTTACCGCGTTGGCTTTGGCCTTTAATTGCAATTACATTTTGCCTGCCGCGTTCTCTTGCATATTGATAAACTTCAGCCGTTGCATGGCCGCCACTATCAACACAAACTGCATCTGGCCTAAACCCACCGCCATTAGCATGTGGCCATTCACGTAACAACAACTCATCTAGCTGCTTCCATACATCAGCACGGCATGGATCACCAAATATCTCTTGGTGATGCACTAACCATCCTTCCTCCTCACGGCCCCACGCCCATACACTAATAGCTAAGCGGTCGCCAATACTGCCGCCACCACCTTGTACGTCAACACCTACAGTCAATGCCCATGCATCTGCTGGTATAATGCCTGGTTCATAATGTTCACACTTATCTATTAACCCAGCAGCATCTACCTTACTAGCATAATCTTCCTCCCATGTCTCAGCCAATCTAGTATTAACAAAGCTCTTAAGCATTGGTGCATCAGATTTTGCACGTAAAAAGTCGTCAACCATATCAGCCCAACTAAGCCATCCTAACGGTGAGTACAAACCCGATAATTGGAAACCAGCCGTCTTACCATCAAATGGTGCTGTAGCTCGCCATTCACCTTCGCGTAACATCATTGGTTTATGTATATCACTAAATCTCTCGCCGCAATGCTCGCATTCATATTGGGCAGTATTAGGATCATTGTTTTCCCATTTAAGTTGTGACCATTTCAGCCATTCCTTTACGCCACACTTAGGGCACGGCACATAAAAACGCCGCTGGTCACTACGTAAATACTCAGCTTCAATACGGCTAAAATCTTTTACCGTTGGTGTGCTAGTAAGTAAAATCTTACGCCTTGCAAATGTAGTAGCACGTTTCTCCGCCAAGCTAACAGGATCACCCTCGCCATCTACATCAGCAGGAAACGCATCAACCTCATCCATAAAAATATAACGGCATGGTGTAGACCGCAACCCAGTTGCGCTATTGGCACCAGTAAGCAGCATCATGCCGCCTGGGAACTCCTTTGCCAGCATTGTATTACCGCTATCTCTACTCCTTGACGGCGCGATCTTATCGTTTAAGCATGGTGTCTCACTAATAAGCGACTCCAACCTTTGCTTTGATAACCTTTTTGCCATCTCTACCGTAGGTTGCACCAGCAGCATCGGACCTGGCGAATGTGCAATCACATAACCCAACCAGTTGCTGCCACTTTCAGTCTTGCCTGTCTGCGCAGCAAACATCATCACCACACGTTGGATGCCGCTATTAGTGCTAAGGCAATCCATCGGCTCCTTCAAATACGGCGTCCTATTAGTGCGCCATGGCCCAGGTTCCGCACTTGCCTTACTGCTAAGCCTTCTGTGAGCATCAGCCCATTCGCTTACCGTTAACACTGGGTCAGGCCGCAACCCATTCATAAATGCCTTTCTATAGATCGTCATCACTTAGCTCCATCAGTGCTGCACGGTGTTCATCACTCAATAACTTATGAATCACAGTTGGGTCAGTCTCACCAGCTAATTGGTGGCTAAGCCTATCAGCCAAATTAGCTAATGCCTCGCGGATAGTACGGCCCAACTGAAATGCTTGCTTCTTAATATCTTCTGCTGGTAACAACTCCTTACGTTGCTGTGAAACCTGTAGTTTTGCTAATTCTGCTTGGTAATGCTCGCGCCGCTCCCTGCTTATGTTAAGCTCAGGGATTTGATCGTCGCTAAGCTTTACTTCGTCTGGTGCGCTTACCTTTGCGCTATATGTTCTTAGTGTATTACGATTCCATAACTCTAGTGCCATGTCTCTATCAACGTAGCGTTTGCCATTTTCTTCTACAACTGCTGCGGCAATACGTGATTTACACGCATGGGTAACTGCTGCTTTTGAGCATCCCTTAATTGCCGCTAATTCTGAAAACGTTATCAACAATGGTCGTTAAGCGTAGTTAACACAGCTTAACCGCTGGAGAGCGTATGTAAATATAACGCAATCGTGTTATAACTTTACCTACTTTGAGGGCTGACGCTAGCTAAAACACGCGGTCGCCAAATAACCGCAGCCCATGCGCCCCAAAGGACCCAGTAGTATATTTGTACTATAACACAATTGTACTGTAATATGTTTGTATTTTAGTATGTTTGTACTGTTATAGCCTGTTTTGCAGCTCGGTTTTGTAGGCTATTTGTACTTGTTTTGGCCATGCCGCCATAAAATGCTGCTCTAGCAATCGCATCAATGGAAACTGAGCGCGCCGAGGCTTAGGCGATGGGTCAAGTGCAAACACGCGCCTAGTGCCTCTACCACCACGGCCAGCTCTGGTAAATACAGCCTTAATGTTGCTGCCTTGTTTGATTGGTGCAATAAAATGCTTGCCTCCGCCGTTACGTGCTTCGCCTAGTATTTTTATATATGATTGCAATGTTACGTTACCGTATGTGTTTAACCTTACATTTGACGGTGTAAGGCTGATGTTTGACACATTAGCTACTTTAGCTGCTGATAAGTCAGCGGCTTTAGGTCTTGGCTTAGTGCCTTGAATAATAGGCAAAAGGTATTTGCCAGCGGCTGTACGGCCTGCTTTATTTTCTGATGCAATACCAACTTCAACTGACAGATCAGATGGTTTAGCAAAACGTACATAAGCACTTCCAAGTGTCCAAGGGTTAGGCTTATCAATGTAAGTAGACATATCGGTTTTTAGTTTATCTTTAGTTATTTTGCCGGTTTCGGATAAAGCCTTAGCCAACATGTAACTTAAATTTTTAGAAGTAAGCAATCTAATGCGATTGTCTAACTTTGCCAAATCCGTAGTTAAACTAATACTCATGACGCATCCGATAGTGCGGTAATGATTTTATCGTAGTCGCGGCTGAAGCTATAGACCAGTTCGGGTGGGATAGGTTGCTGCTCGTCCTGGGCGTTGTCGCGGATGGCATTGGCAACCGCCACGGCTTGAGTCATTAATGCGTCTAATTTGTCGATGCAGGGACGGTTGCGTTCAGAAATAATAACCATGATGTGATTAGGTGTTACAGGCTGATGCTAACCGATGCTGCCGGTTAGGTCTACTTTGCTTAACATTGCGCAATGTAGGGGGTGATGGGCTGCGGACGCTAAACCCGTTGGTATGACTGGATGCGGACGCAAGTTGGCTAGTTGCGGACGCAAAAAAGCTAGTGATAGCAACGAAGGACGCAAAATCGCGATTTTTCCCTACCCCCCCTATATAAACACTACACATCCCATTTTAATTTTCTATATGCGTTTATATATACCCCTTTGCGTCCGAAAGGGTAAAAAGATAGATAGAGACAGGGAATTTGCGTCCGCAATTTGCGTCCATTTTGCGTCCGCACCGGACGCAAGTTGCGTCCGCAATCAAGGTTTAGGTGTCTAAAGCAAGACCCATAATGAGACGATCACGGCTACGACCAACCGAACGTTCGGACGCAAGTTTGGGAAATAGAGCCTTTAGAGCAGGTACTAAAAGCCTTGGTGCCTTCACCGTACGGTCGGCAGGAGGGTCTAGTAACCAATGGCCATGGCTATCTAGGTAACCTTCGTCTCGATACCAGGCCCTAAGCGCGTCATAGACGGTGCTGACAGGCACGCGGCCATCTTCTTGAGCTGATAACCCGATGGCATCACAGAATTCCCATAGGTGGCAGCCAGCACGGCGGACATCTTCCATCGCCTGCTTGCCGGAACTGTAATCAATGCCATCTGCAACACTTAAGGCTAAACCTTCAAGCAACCAATTAAGAAAAGCAGGGCATATCATTTGCTGTATAAAATCAGGATCATCCTTTAATTTAGGGTCAGCTTGTATATGATTTGGCTGTGTTGGTGTAGCCATAAATGTTTTCTTAAATTTGAATACATGAAATCTAGTTTCAATTGCTACCTGGTCACCTGATAGGCTTGGGTCTTTATTTAAGTTAAAAACAAATAAAGCAGATGGCACAAATTGCGACTCTTGGATGCCTTTAAGTTCAAAAGATAACTCCTCGCCACTTATAGCAGCTTTTAATGATTGCAGGTTATCAATATGAACAAACTGAGAATTTTCACTACTCCAGTTTACAGAAGCACCACGTAAAGAAGCGATAGGAAATTTACGGCCTTGATCATAAGTGCGAAAGTCGGCAAGGCTACAGGAGGTAAAATTACGACTGCCGAGGGTATCACGTAAAGCAGTGCGGATTGTATCTTTACCATTGGAGCCTTCACCTATCATTAAAACAGCCCGTGGCCTGCCACGAGTGGCACGGTATTTGGATAGGTCTAAGCCACTACCAAGGATGCGCTGTAAGGTATCGAGGTCATTGGGGTCAACAGCTTCAAGAAGCCTAAATAAATGCTCAACGCTTGCATTAGGGTCATAATCATAATTAGTAATGTAAGTAAAGAATATATCTGATGAATGCGGCGTAAATGTATATTGCAGCTTTTTATTAATCCAAGACCATTTTACTACACCATTACGACAGTTTATAGCATTTTTAGGATTTACTTCAACTGGTGGCAATAAGCGCCGCATCCAGATTAATGCCTCATCTACATATTTAGGCCGTTTCCAAGGGTGTAGGGTTTCACTGGTTTTAGCGTCTATAACGTGTAATGCAGATAAAAAACAAGCTAATTTAGGTGCAATTTCTTCATCAATATGTGGCTTGTAATGTGTGCCATCCCAGCAATGAAGGATGTTGTCAACACAAATCCATCTTTTAGCAGGATATTCAAATACATGCTCAACAACTAAATCAAGCCATTCTGTTGTTGCTTTATTGTAAAGTTGCAGGTCAACAGTAGAATCTGGATCAATTGCTTTTGATTGTGGCCGCAGTTGTATTATTTGCGCTGCTGGCCGCCAGCCGTAATGCCGTGCCCAATACCAAAAAGTATTAGCGTTTATTTGCTGGCCACCTGAATTAGCGATTGCGTATACATCTAACCATTGTGGGCTATGGGATTGCATTAAAGCAGCAGCTTGGTCAGAGTCACCTAGTTCAGCAGCTAAAGCCCAAAGGATATTACGGTAGATGTGATAGGTGCCAGTACCTGGGATGCGAGGCGGTATATGCTTTAAGGCATCATATATTTCATCAATTGAGCGTGCAGTTTGTTCTTTGTATATGCGTGCTGGTTGTTCATGTTGATAGTATTGCTCTGATGGCAGGCAATCCTCAATTTTATTTACGGTGTAATGGTTATTAGTAAATGTAACGATTGAGCACATGTCGCCTAGTTTGCCATCACCACCAGCGTGATAAGTACCAGGTAAGCGCATAACACGCGCTGCATTTTTAATGCTGCGGTCAGCATCAGCGTAGTCTAGTAAACGTGATTGTATTAGTTCCCAATATTTGGGAGTAATAGGATCAGTTAAAACCCAATATGAATGTATTGATTTACCGCCAGTTGATACTTGAACTGTAGGTTCAGGTAGGTTTAATTCTTTCCATGCTGTTAGTTGCCATTCTGTTGGGCGGTCATCCCATTCACAGAAAAAAGCACGGCATGTAGTAATTTCAGCATCTTTATCACCGCCATCATTAATTACTACGTATACACCACGGCCTTCATCTTGCCATTGTTGCATAACGCTACGTGATGGGGCACCTTTACGGCCAGCATCATTAGCTTTTTTAGGATTTAAGGCATGGTAGAAGGCACGAAGTCTGATGGTGCCAGCAGGTTTCCCTAACGCGTGCAAAAAGCGCCGCGCCTCATCAAAATCTATTTGTTTCACTTTGTTTCAGTAGCGTCGCGCTGTTGGCGCATTGCCTCGTGCACTAATAACCGTAGAGCGGCTGAACGGGAAAGGCCCATAGGCTTGTAGCGATCAAGCCATGCAAGCTGCTCGCGTGTGAATTGAACTGATAACGGGTGCGCAAGTTCCATGCTGCCTAGCGGTCTACTTGCGCATCCTAGCGGGCCGTGCTAGTCTTGGCAAGCCTAACTTCCCAACTCGTGACTCGCTCCTCTCAACAAACTTATATACAACGCCTTGGCTTTCAAGACAAAGATCGGTCAAATGTCCGTCACGGCTTAGCCTGCGAGTATTTGTTGAATCGGCTTGTAGAAAGCGAATGGATGGCAAGTTCTAATATTGAAAACGAGATTATTGCGGCGTTAAAATACTTTTTAACATACGATATAACCAGATTTACTGGTCATGAAAATTTTAAAATTGTGGAAAAATTTTTTGTCGACGCTATTGAAAATAAATCTTATGATATAAATAAAATTACAGAAAAAATACAAGCTGCTATACATTGCAGCAGATGCATAAACGTGCCAATTGTTTCGGGGAAATTTGTTAACGGTTTTGCTGATGTCGTTTTACCAGACAATTTTGCTTTGTTAGTTAAGTTAAACAAACAATCGTTATCGGCTGGATTTTTAGAATTAGAATGGACAGCACACAAATCTGAAAATCAATACAATTTTATTTTAGGCGAAGTAAAAATTACACCAGAACCAGCGGAAAATATTATTCAACAAATTGCATTTTACAGAGAGTATTTATATGCAAAAAAAGTAATTATTCTTGTAGATTATGATGCGCCACAACTTAAGCGAATGACAGAGGGGAGCGACATTTTCGTTTATCGGTTAGGTAATGCTTTTGAAGAATGGTGTGCAGAACAATTAAACCCTGAAATTGACGAATTTTAATGAACCTCCGCCCGTACCAGCAGCAATTAGTAACCGAGATACGCGGCCAGTACCAGCTAGGCCACCGCAGTGTGCTAGCTGTGCTGCCCACCGGTGGCGGCACATGCTAAAATTTTACTTGTCCGCCGCCTGTAAGGCCTTGCCTCAACAATGTTTTATTGATGGATGCGAAAAGCCGCGCAGCTCTCATGGCATGTGCGGAATGCACGCGCAGCGAGTGCGTCGCTACGGCGATCCGTATTACATCACTCCCGAGCAACAGCGAAGATCCAATAACCGCGCAGCTCAGCTTGCGCGGTTTGACGCTGTGAAAGAAACGACCTACCGCAAGCGTCATGGGCGCCATGAGCATCGAGTTGTAGCTGAGCAAATGCTTGGCCGCCCCCTTGAGCGGGGAGAAATAGTGCATCACATTGATGGCGACAAGCACAACAACGACCCGTCAAACCTGATGGTGATGACGCAAAATGATCATGCGCGTGAGCATTTTGCCCCACAGGCTAAGCCGATTGAGTGGAATGGTAAGTCGATGTTTCCACGCGAGTGGGCCGAGGAGCTTGGCATGAGTTATTTCAATTTTTACCAGCGATACACAAAGGGCTGGGCCATGGAACACATTGCAAGCACGCCAGTAAGAAAATGGGTCAGAAAACAATGCAATTAAGGCCTTACCAGCATCAACTGGTAAATGACATTCGCTTTCAGTATCAGATTGGAATGCGCAGTGTTCTTGCAGTCATGCCTACTGGGTCTGGGAAAACAACTTGCTTCTCATATATCGCACAGGCCGCCAGCATCAAAGGCAACCGAGTGTTGATCCTTGTCCACCGTGCTGAGCTGCTGGATCAAGCCAGTAGGGCAATGCCGGTACCGCATGGGATTATTGCCGCTAACCGTGGCATGGATTTATCACATGCGGTGCAGGTTGCGAGTGTGCAGACCGTAGCCAGACGGTTACACCTGCTGCCACGGGATTTCTTCCAGCTCATCGTGGTTGATGAGGCGCACCATACCAGCGCTGGCACATGGGATAAAACGATCCAGCATTTCCATGCTGCAAAGCTTTTAGGTGTTACCGCTACACCTATAAGAGGCGATGGTCGCGGCCTAGGTGGTCATTACCAGGTAATGGTGGAAGGGCCTACAGCGCAACAGCTAACGGATGATGGTTACCTAGCACCTGCCAAGGTGTTGGCACCGCCGGGGTTTGATAGCTCCGGGCTGCGTAAGCGGATGGGTGATTTTGACACTAAAGATGCGGAGCAACGTGTCGGCACGATCATGGGCGATTGCGTAGGCCATTACCGCAAACATCTAGATGGCCAAACGGCGATTGCATTTTGCTGCTCAGTTGCACATGCGGAGGCCACGGCCCGGCTGTTCCAGTCGGCTGGTATCGCGGCGGCCAGTATTGACGGCACGATGAGCAGCGAACGTCGGCGGGATTTGCTGAGCGAACTGGGCACCGGTCGGCTGCGCGTGCTTACCAGTTGTGCATTGATTGGTGAAGGTGTTGATGTGCCAAGCGTTGGCGGCTGCATCCTGCTACGACCTACGACCAGCGTTGGCCTGCATCTACAAATGATCGGCAGGTGCCTACGCCCGCAAGATGGCAAGCGTGCGGTGGTGTTGGATCATGTTGGCAATACATTACGGCTGGGCCACCACCTGGAGCCACGGGAATGGAGCTTGGATGGCATCAAAAAGCAAACACGCGAGCAGGCGCCATCGGTCAAGGTATGCCCGCAATGCTTTGCCACTAGCCCAAGCCAAGCGCAGGTATGCAGCGATTGCGGCCATGAGTTTAGAGCTGAGGTTAGGGAGTTAAAGGTGGTGGAAGGTGAGTTGCAGGAGGTGCAGGCGGTTGCGCGTAAACGTGAGCAAGGCAGTGCTCGCGACCTGCAATCCTTACGCGAGCTAGCCAAGCAACGCGGCTACAAACCGGGCTGGGCTGAACGCGTTTACCAAGCAAGGTTGACAAGGGCTAACTAGGGTGTATGATTAGGGGACAGCAGGCAAGACCTGCACCCCAACCCGAGAATCATGACCCTTCATCAAGTCCGTCAAGCCAAAGCCGCCGAGAAAGCCGCCAAGGATGCTTTCTACGCTCAGCACGCCGCCGAAGCCAAGCCCGGCAGCAAGCCTTCTGCCAAGTACAGCAAACTGCAAGCTGCCATGATTGCTGCTACCCGCGCCCGTCAAACTGCAATGACTGCTTACGCTGCTGCGCTTTGAGTGCGCGTTTTAGTTGCCTGCGAATACAGCGCCCGCGTTCGTGATGCCTTTCGGCTCCATGGCCATGACGCATGGAGCTGTGATCTGCTGGAATGCGAGGCTGATCCGCAATGGCATTTGCAGCAGCCGGTTGAGAGTGTATTGGCTGATGGTTGGGATCTAATGGTGGCGCATCCACCTTGTACGCATCTTGCAGTTAGCGGCAGCCGTCATTTTCACCGTAAGCAACGCGAACAGGCTGAGGCGCTGGACTTCGTGCGTTTATTGATGGCGGCACCAATTGATAGATGGTGTATAGAAAACCCGGTCAGCATTATTAGCACTGCCATCACCCCCCCCCAGCAGATCATCCAGCCATGGTGGTTCGGTCACGGCGAAACTA